TGCGGTTTGAATACCAAACACATCTGCGTTTGATTCAAGCCATTTTGATACAGACTCCTCAGTTGGGTCTATATCCGAAGGAATAAACGAAGCGATCTTCGTATTAACTCCCTTGGCTGCGAGGGCATCCTTGATTGCTCTCTCACGTTGCGCCTTGCTCAAGTTTTCAAACTGCGAACGTAGTTCAGACAGTTCTTTATCTTTTTGCTTAGCTGCTTTGCGTAGTTGCTTCACAAGGTCATTTCCAGAATCTAATGATTCTAGATCGTCATCCTCGTAGTCGTAGTTGGACATAGTCCATCTCCCATTCGTTGTAGTTACGCAGGCCTCATACAGTTCGGGGATCTCTGTATGGCTCCTACTACCGGTCTTGGTATCTCTCCATCAGGCCGGTGGTTCTGATGGCAGGCTTAGTTAAAAGGAGCCAGCTCTATCTCTCGCTAGCGCTCCAGTAGTTGTACCAGTTTGACCACCAAAGGTGGCCTTCTCTAGTCCGATAATCTTTTTACGTTCTTTTCCTGCTTCGGTTTGTCCTGACAGTTTAAATAACTCTTCTTCTGCTGTTGCTTGAGTATAAGGATCTTCTCCATAGATTGAAGCAAGTTGTGAGCCACGTTGTAATCCGCCACCAATAGCGCCGTAAACTTCTCTTGCTCTTGCTGCATCTACACCGGAACGAGCAATTTCTTCTGCTCTTAATGCACTAGCGCCTAGACCTTGTCCCATTGCTGCGCCGCCAATTTCAGCAGCAGTTACTTTGCGTTTAATTTCATCTAAGCCCTTAGCAGGATCTAAAGTATAGGCAAGAATATCTCCATCTTTAATATCAGGATAGAATTGTCTTAATGCTTCCTTAACTTGAGGTGAGGCATTAATAACTCTGTTCTGTGCAATCATAACTCTATCTTCTAGTTCAGTAGGAGATACATCTCCAGCTATTAATTTTTCAAATCCTTCTTGACGACCTAAGTTATCCTTTACATAATAGGATGCTGGTAGTCCATAGTTACGCATAATTGTTTGATACTTATCCTCAAGTTTGATATAATCTCCCTCATCTAAAGCTGCTAAACCTTTAGCAATTCTTGCTGCATTTCCAGCAAAACGTTTCTTATAAGACTCAGTTTCCCTTAAACGCATTGCAAACTCTGATGGTGATGTAGAGGTTGTAATAAGATCTTTTAATGGAGTCACTAAAGACTCTAGACCATATTTAGAAAACTGATCAAATAATACGTCATAAGCAGATTGGCGCTTAGCCTGATCTTGTCCGCCAGTTGCTAGTTTGCTTTTAGTTCCATCGCTGAATACGCTAAATACATCCCCAGTTGTTGGATCTGTATATGTACTAACTACAGTCTTAGCGCCTGAAACAGTCTCAGGTGCTGCAGTTTCTTTTGTGGTTCCATCTGAATAAACATCTACTTTTTTTCTATTAGCGCCAGCACCAGTATAGAGCGTGCTAGTTATAGTAGGTCCAGTTGGTGTAATAGGTTCTTGTTGTGAAGAACCAGGACCTTGACTGTATTTATAAAGTGGTGATTCTAAAAAAGCTCCATAATTATTACCAGTAGTAGCTGAAGGACTAGTAGCTTGTCTTGCTGCTATAGCTCGTTCTCTAGCGGTTTCTGCGTTATCAACCATTATTAACCTATCATCCCAAAGTCTTTAAGTACGGTTTCTGCGCCACTGTATGCGGCATCTTTAGCATTATTTGTATATTGCCAACGAGGATCTTTCTTTAGATAATCTTGCCACTCATACAAACTCATTTCCTTATCAGGACCAATGGCTTTACGTAGAGTTGCATCGTTAACATTAATAGTCTCTGGACTGATCTCCAAAACCTGATACATAATATTCTTGTATGGTTGATATACGGTATCTAAATCAACGCCTAAATCTAATAGGCTACCTACCTTATCGGGTAACCCTAGTTTAGCAGTCCCTCTAATGATTTGTTTATAGGTTTCAACAGATTCGCCTTGATCTATATTTTGTAACCAAGTTTGTATTTGGGTTCCAAAGTTTTTGTCTAGATCTAAACCATTGGCTGCTGCAGTTGATTTTAATGCAGCCAAGCTCTGACCTGCTGCTCCACCTAGCGCTTGACCTGATGAATACTTTAACCTTGACCTAATTTGTTGTTGAATGATTGCTGGAGTATTTTCATATCCAAGATCATAAACATCTCTTGCTACTAAATCTAAAGTAGCAGCATCTAGGACAACGCCTGATGACCTAGCAGCATCTGATATTTTTTGTTTAGTGGCAGTTAATCCACGACCATACTCAGAGGTCTGATCTAAGCCTGCTACGTTATCTGTAGTTTTGCGAAGTTCCTCATATTGGCGCTTGTAGAATCCACGCTGTCTAATAGCGGTAGCATTAGATTTAAACCAACTAGTATTCTCAAGCATTTTAGTAAATTGATCAGCAGTGTAATCATCTGAAGTTCCAGGGATTTGATCTTTACCAACGGACTTTAATAATAGTTCTTTTAACTCTGGATTGGATTTAAAGATAAGATCAATAGGTCCATAGTTTTGCGCTACTAAACTGTAGATCTCATCAATACTGTATGGAGTTTTTCTACTAGGAGTCTTAGTGGTTCCACCACCAGTACCGCCACCCTTACTACCAGATGATCCGCCACCAGTTCCGCCAGTAGATCCACCAGTTGCACCGCCAACTACTGTATTCCCTTGCGCCACTCCACCTTGGCTCATAGGACCTTGGTAGGTAAAGTAATTTCCAGCAGTATATCTAGGTTCTGCTCCAGGTGTACCACCTGCAGCAGTTGCTTTCATACCAGATACTGAATCTTTTTTCTCTGCCTGACCAGCAGAAGGAGCCAAGTCTGGATAAGGAATAGCATTGTTTGCTTTTTTAGCGGCTGCGTTTGCTGCTTGTTTTTTGCTAAAATCTTGGTCTTTTCTTGCTTGAGCTTCTTTATTAATACGCTCTACTTCAGCATCAATTTGTTGTTGAGTTACAGCAATTTTACCAAAGTCTTTTGTTTCAGAAGTGGCAGCTTTTGGCTTGCCTTCATTATTCCAAATGCCTAGTGATTGTAGAGTAATAATCTTACGAGCAGCATCTGCTAATTCTGGATTATTGCTATTTACATAATCTTTAACAAACTTAATATTAATACCACCATCAGGTAGATTCTTATTAAGCTCATTAATATCAAGTTTAGTTTCTACCTTTAGGGCAATGTCTTTGGCAACCTTAGTTCCCAATTGGTAGAACTGATCTGAGTACACAAAGCCAACCATATTTCCATCTCTGGAAAATACAACGTTAACTAATCCAATAGGTATTCTTTTATCAAGACCAGGGTTAATTACTTGAGATATATAAGTGTTTTCTGGAAGTACTGGCTTAGCCATTAAACGACTCCTATCGCATTTTTAAAGGCATCGTAGAATCCAAGAACCTTATTGGCCTTTGCTTCATCCGATTGTGAAATTTGTTCAATTAAAAATTGCTCAGCGTTTAATCCACCTGAGGTAGTAGTGTCTCCATATACCGTTGGGTTAGAGGCCTCTGCTTTACGAAGTGCCGGTAAGTACATACTTAGCTCTTCTTCGGTAGCACCACGACCTGCTAGATTCTGACTTACCATATTTACTAGTGCTTTAGCAGTAGTAGGATTGGTTATATTAGCCTTAGTGGTTACACCACCTGTACCTTGAACCTCAGGAACTGTTCTAGTTAAATAGTCTGTAATTACCCTAGGATCTGTAGAATCAAATTTTTGACCAAGCGATTGCTTTTCAAACTGTGCTGCTAATTTAGCCTGAGTAAATCCTGCTACCAGTAGCATTGAAAAATTGCCAGTTTTAGGAACCTTAATTCCAGCATTATTTAATAGAGTAGCTAATGCTTTTCTTTGTTCACTGGTTAAACTATTAATGTATTTAGCATCAGGATTTGCCGCACCAGTTCCAGAAGCGGTGCCACCAGACATAGTCGCACCAGGCTGGATAGTTTGACCCTGCCAGTTACTACTTGGTTGCGGGTTTACCATAGACATCTATTAGTCTCCTATTAATCTAGCGAATAGAACATCATAAGCTGCTTTAGCATTTGAGTTTTTTGAAGCTATATCCTGTAGTTCTGTTTTAATATTTTGTTTTAGCATATCCTTAAAATCATCCGCTCCTCCACCCAAAGATGTAATTGTATCTCTTTGGTTTGTGTAGTTATCGTATGCTTGGATCATTCTAGCTAATGCTGATTTGCTGTTTTTCTGAACTGTAACTTCTGGATCAGATACCATTTTACGCAGATCTTCTAATGCTCTGACTCTGTCAACCTGACGTTGACCACCAGCACCTAATTGATCTTGTAGTAATGGTCTTGCTCCCTTGTATTGCTCAGACCAAGTTTGCCATTGGTTACGTAATTGACTCTTTAGTCCAGATGATGGAAGCATTGCCATCTGTGAATCAAAATCTTCTTTTTGTTGGTAGTAGTATTGAATATCTTTAGCAGAACTTACTTGACCAAGGAAGTCTGTCACTGTCTTATTACGTTTTAGTCCTGATTTTGATAACAACTTGTAAGCGTTAAAATCAAACTCACCGACTCTAGGAATAAGGAAGGCTGCTGCTTGAGGGTATTTCTTTAATAGATCAGGGTTTTGTTCAATAAAGTTACCGGCATCTTCAACTGCCCGAACCCAAGCAACTGTATTGCGGTCAGACTCTGAAACTGTGTAGGGCATTTGATCAGGGAATAGACGTATCCATTCCTGGGTTGCTTTATCAATATCATCGTATTTATTTACCAATTGGTTAAATACTTGTTTAAAGTTTGTTGCTCCATTATCTCGTACCCATTTAGCCATATCTGACTTGAGTGTTACTTGAGGAGATGCAGGTGCTACGAAACCAAACATAAAGCGCATAGCTAATACAGTTATACTAGAAGCCTGCAATTTATCTTGATAGGCTGCAATATCTCCTGCTGATGGGGCCTCGTATTGTCCAGTCGCTTCATTAAAGACTGGCTTTAACCCGTGACCTGTAGCCTCTAGATAGGTTGCACCCTTACGGAAAGCAGATGCGTACTGAGAACTACGCTCATCTCTATCAAGTGTTGCTAATGCTCTATTTAAGTGTGCTGGTAATACTGCAGAAATCATAGGTTGATCTTCACCGTATGCACCCAATAAGTATTGTTCAAGATCTTTAATCTGAGGAACTACATTACCTATTAACTTTAATGGAAGTGATGCAACTGGTCCAGCAAACGTTGGGAATAATGAGTCTGGATTCAAAGATGGAGTTATCATCTTTAATTTTGCACCGAACTCTACTGGCATTGGCACCTGGAAGGCATCCTTTACGCCAAATAGATTAGCCACTCCACCCATTACTTTATATACAGGTGTTAAACCTGGATAGAAAAAGTATTGATCGCCATTGTCATCTGTCTGTACAAAGCCAGAGTGTGCAATACCTTCGTAGGTTAGTGATGCCTTTGCTATAGCCTCTGGATTGTACTTAACTGTACGATACATACGGCGATAAAAGTCTTCAGTTGCCCGATAGAAGCGAGCAAAGTTACGAACGGACATAGCAAGTTGACTACGGACTGCTGGATTATCTACATAAGCAAGAACTCTGTTCTTAGCCAAGTCCTCAGCAAGCGTAACAATATGTTTTTCTCCTGCTATCTTGGCATCTTCTAATGCTTTACCAGATTTATTAGCAGTAAATCTAGCCATAATGTTATCTTCAAATCCTGATTCCTTCATATCTTTACGAGTTCTAATAATAGATTGAAGGACTAATGGCTCTCTTGAAAAACGAGCATTAGCTTCACCCATATAATCCCAAGACTTATCCATAAAAGATACGGCAAAGTTGTCAGTATCAGATAAAGGAATAATCGTAGGACCAGAAATAAATTCTGGTGCAAACTCTGCGTTCATTTTATCTGGTAGGTCTTCTAATCCGATACCTCTTGGATTGATATTAACTACACCATCTTCATCAATTTGACGGATCTTAGATAATAGATCTTGATTGATCTTGCCATCTCGCTTAGATACGTAAGCCTTAGTTGCTTCGTATACTCTTTCGGCGTGGCCTGTAGTAGTTACCTTACCAGTAGCAATACTTGTGAATCTATTTCTAGCCTTCTCAGGTAGATTATCTAAGTACTTTGTAATTTCTTTAATGGCTTGTTGTTTGGCCTGTGGAGAATCTCCCATATATCGCATAGCGATACTACCAAGTTCATCGTTAGCTAATACGTTTAATTGTACAAACCAAGATATACGAGCCTGTTGATTCATTACTGGATTGAAGTCAGTAAAGTCTCCACCAAAATCTTGCTTATATTTAATACCATCAATTTCTAAAGCACCTTGGCTGGTACCGAACTTAGATACATCATCTGTAACGTTTAGATATTGATCTGCACCTAGTACGCCATACTTACCACCTTCAGATACTGAGGCAAGAGTATCTGGTAGGTAACCTAATCTAGCGTGCTGAGCAAGAATCTCTGCACCAAATTTATCAAATTTATGACCTAAGCCATCTTCTAATAATGCTTTTGCCATTACTGTTTGCACAGCGTTTACATCACCTGCTGCAATAAGTGGTGCTATTTCATCTTGATATTTTTGTAGATCAGATCTGCGGATTAACTTATTTATAAAGCCAACCTTTTGATCTTTACTAGCAAGACGTAAACGAGTAGACAGTATGCGACCCTTTACTAATCCCCAAGTAGAATCACCTGCAGCGATATGCACCATAAGATCTTCTGCTGCGTTACGTACTGGGAAACGAGGTCCTGCGATAGTTCCGAATGACCAGAATGAAGTCATACGATCTGCCCACTTAGAGTGAGAAACACCTAACATTCTATCTACTAAACCTGAACGAGCTGATAAACGATCTAGATCTACAATAGATGGAACTGAGATACCGGAAGATAACTGATAAGGGAATAAAGCCATTTGCTCACCATCAAAGTTGGCAGGGTTTACTCTCTCAATTACTTCATCGCCAAATTCATTTACTGATCTTTTAGTTACTACAGTAGGAGCGTATTGTTTTGCTCTGGCATTTCCTGTTTGTTGAGCAAGATTATCAATGCCAAGTTTTGTTTTACTTACTCCACGAACTTCTGCAATAGTTCCCCATAAGCCAGTAAAGATTTGTTTCTTCTGACCTTCATCTCCTGCAGCAAAAGCCTCAGCTATAATCTTTGAATGATATTTGCTATTAGACAAACGGGCTAGACTATAAATCTTGTTAGCACCATCTGCAGAATTAACATCAAACCATCCATCTTTAAAGTATGGAATAGTCTCAAATTTGCGAGCAAAGCGATCAATCTTGCCTTGAATAGTATTTAGATTAAGGCGGGTTGCTCCATCTTGACGGAACTTTCCAAGACCTTTTTCTTGTTTTGCAATTGCTTCAGCATTTTCAGTAAGACCAGTAATAATATCTTCTGTCTGTATTTCATCTGCTCCATACAAAGATGAAACAATCCTTTGTCCAACTTTATCAATATCAAATATTTTATTAGCAGTAGTTAGAAAAGTAATTCTTGCTAAACGAGAAGCGTTTAATCTAGGAATAAGTGGAGTCTTACGAGCTGCCTGACCTGAGAGTATTGCTCTCATATCTGCGCCATTGGCTAAATAATTTTTAGCAGTATCAGCGTTCTTAACTCCTGCTCTTATAAATTCATCAATTGCTGCTGGACCAAATTCAGGAGCAAGAATACGTAGTTGCTTAGATGCTTCTACTCCTGCTTTTAAATCATCCGTTTTACGAGAGGCTGATAGTTTTTCTAACTCAGCGCCGTATCTATCAAATAGATTTACAACACCTTTGTTTTGGAATACTTCATCTACCTTACCAGCATTACCTACGATCTTGAATAAAGCGTAATTAGTAGCATCGTATGCTTTTTTTGCTTTACCTAATGCAAGTGTTGGATCTGAAAATATCCGATAAGCACCATCTACGAAACCAGATATACCTTTATACAAAGCACCAGAACCTTCTAGATTCTCAGGTGTTAATAGGTTAGCAATGAATCTACCAGGAGAGTACTTAGCGGCTTGAACAGCATCTAATGAATCCTGTAATAAAAAGTCTACTTCGCCAGTTTCTTTTAACTGCGCTGCTTTAGAAGCAATTTGTTTTTCTGCTTCTGTGCCTTCTGCAATAACATCTGCTAGTTTAGTTCCTGAGGCAAGTTTCATTGCTACTGATACGTAATCCATACCGTATTTATCTTGCGCTTTTTTAATACGATCTGGAATGAATACCTTATCGCCTTTATCATTAGCAATATCAAATGCTTTACCAAGATCTACACCTTGGTCAATAGCAATAGCGCCTGTGCGATATAGGCGAGTCATAAAATCTGATGCTTCGTTTAATGCACCAAAGGTGCGACCAATAACCTGCTTAATAGGAGCGGTTGCATAATAAAATGCACTACCTAATACGCTACGCTTTTCAGGAACTCTAGGATCTTCTCCACCAAACATAGCAATATGTGCTTCTTGCTGGTCTTTGGTAAGTTGAGAAAAAGCCTGTTCACTTTGCTGTTGTGGCAATTTTTGCAGATTTTGATGGGAGGTAACTAATTTACCTAAGCCATCAATCTGTTTCATTTGCTCAGGAGTTAGACCTGCTTGGTTTGCTGCAATTTTTAATTTGGCGTTTATATCCACTACATACCTCTAGCAACAGCTTGTTGGTAAAGAATACCTATTTCTCCAGTTGTGTCGTAGGGAAGCATTGCTGCAAGTGCATCTGAAACTTTTTGTTGTGCAAATTGAGACCGCATTTGTAATTCACCATCTGCTAAACCCTTTGTAATACTTTCTTCTTTGCGTTCTGTTGTAGCAAATAAAGGTGTAACCGCAGAAGAGGTTGGTGCAGGTGACACATTTGTTTTTCTAATATTTGTATCAGCGATACCAGGAGATGTTGAAGTTGCTGCTGCTCCGATAATTTCTGCTGTTTGTTTTCTATCACCATACTCTTTTGATGGTGGTAAGTCTGTTCTTGTTGAGAACTTTGATGGACCTGATGGGCCAGCTAATGGGTTCATCATTGACATATTAGTCCTCCTTTAAAGTTTCTAAATCTTGTGTGAACTCTTGCCACACTTTAGCCTCTTGGCTCTTTTGCGTTGAATGATAAATTGATAATTGGTGCAGATCTTCTGCAAGTGTTTCTATTGTTGCTATTAAATTTAAAAAGAATCCTGAAATGATTACTAAAAAATCTGAGGAACGCACTGGGCGCTGAAGATTATTATCTTGATCCACCCAGTGCTCCTATCGTTAATATGATTAACCCTTTTTTACTGATGTACCTTTGCGGCCTTTTGGAGTAAATCCGAAGAATGTCTTTCCTCCGTTAGTACCCTTAGCTTTGTTCTTTCCCTCAGTAGGCTTTAACTCAGTAGCTTTTGCTCGTGATCCTTTATTCATTGTTCACCTCCCTATTATGCTGCTCCGCCAATAGAGGCGAGTAGTTGTGCTATGTCTGGTCGGGCTTGGCCAGCAGCAGGGGCCGCTCCGCTTTGTTGTTCTGGAGTAGGCTGCGAGGCAGGGGCGGGGGCCGCACCTGCTACTGGAACTTGTTGTTCAGGAACTGCTGGCGCTGGGGCCGGAGCAAATGCCTTCTCAATAATTGTTTCTAGTTGTAATCCCTTTTGTCTGCCAGCAATGACTTCAGCGATGCGAGTGATAACTTGAGTTGGGTCTTGACCTTGCGAGGCAAGTGCGGGTATAGCTTGTGCATACTGAGCAACAGCAACCCGAAGAGAATCACGCATTTCTTCAATGTCAACCCTTTGTTCTTCTTGTGTAACATTTAACTCCATTGGGATTTCTCGGCGGACATAATCACGGGATACTAACTTGTCGCTACGCATTTGTAGAAGTGCAATGATTGCACGGTTAGGATCCATACCTGACATAATTCCGTAACGAACATCAACAGCGTACTCACCCTTGATATCACGAGATGGAACATACTTCATTGTATAAGGTGTACCGTCATCGGTTCCCTTAATTTGTTTGGTCATAGAACCAAAGATCTTTTCATCTACTTCAAAACACAATGAGGCTAGATCGGTAAACAGACGAGCGAACTGTGCTTGTGCTGCTTTGATTTGTGTATCAAATCCTGCTTGTAGCGCTTGTACACCACGACCAGTAACGATAGAGGCATCAATATTTCCTGAACGAGTTTCAGGATAACGAGCACCTGTGCGTAGTTCACGCTCTAATACACCTGACTCTTGGAATACTCCTGCTGGTAGTTCTAGTGGAACTCTACGGATACCTTGTGGATTAGCAGAACGCATAATTGCATCAGGTCCTAGAGCAAGTTCTTGTACATCCTGTGGAATAGCAATAGGTGCTTGAATAGATTTCTCAGCAGCCTGGATCTGTAATACTGCGAAACGAGCACGGGCTAATTGAACTGACAAGATATCATCAAACTGACCACGAGCTTCCCCATCTAGGGATGAGCGCATAGCTACATTAGCCAAACACTTACCTACTGGGTTTGGTAGATTAGCAAGGATTAAATTTTTACGTTCTGGTAGGAATATTAGATCCTGATCTTTGTCGTGATAGCGAACTAATGAAAGTAAAGGTGAACCTTGTTGCCAAGTATTTTGTGGCAGGATCTGATCTGCAAACTCTGGGTACTGCGCTGCTAAAGATTCAGCATCTGTTGATACAACCTGAGTTAAAGATACAGTGCGACCAAAACGATCTATCTCTGGGTATACACCCCAAGGGTTTAGTAAACGGATACGAGGATTGTTTGTCTCATAATCCATTTCAATAATTGCTGGCAACATACCGTAGGTGTTAAACCAGTCGGCACCTTGGTACATTTGAATCTGTAGATCAGAAGATGTTACATAGTAGTTAGCAATACGAGTTCTAATGTCAGCAGCACGGCGCTGTGTATCAGACACCATATTAGTAGCAGAACAATTAAATGATGGAAGTGGAGCCATAACCTCAGCAAGGTCACGAGCTGCTACATCTACAAAGTTAGCAACTAAAGGCTTTGGGTATTCCTCTGAGAACATAGATGGATATACTTTTGATATATCACCTTGGCGTACAGATAGGACATCCCGCATACGCTGATCACGAGCTGCATAGCGTGTTTGTATCCTAGCGGTCTTCGCTACAACTTCTTTTGGTGTTAGCACTTATCTCCCTTAAATAAAGGTTTTATCCTTTTGTAAAAGCATTTCATCTATATTGATAACTATCCGTTTAGACTTTTCCATATTAGTCAAGAATGGATTTTTTAAATGGTGGGTCTGATATTGTCCGTAGTTAATCATTTCTCTAGCCCTGATCTCACAGAACCAAAGTGCCATCACCATATCGGTCTTGCCTTTAGTAGTAGGTGACCAAGTAATCAACTGCTCTATTAGAGCCTTGACATTCTCGGTCTGATCACTAGGTAGATGGATCAAATTATCTCTGTGGTGTTTACCATCGTGTTGCTTAGTACCGAACAGGGTAGACATAGAAGCTACACCGAAGCCTGAGTCCCACTTATTGTTACCAGTATGGTGCTCTCGTAGAATTACGCCACGAGTTGCTAGGTGCTGCCTAATACCTTCATCCTGTGTAAGGAATGATTGGAAAGCGTTACGCTCTACGATCCATTCGCTAGGATGGTATATCTCAGTCCAGTCAAATATTAACTGACGGATCTGCGCCGGAGTGGGCCTTGAAATCTTAATAGCATCAACAATGTAACGCTTATGGGTAGTGCGATCAATAGCGTAGCAAACAGCAGCAGTATCGCCAACCATTGCAGGGTCAAGACCACAAATGTAAGTAAAGCCTTGAGTATCTTTAGGATGACCTGGGTAACCTGGGTTAAGACCACCGCTCTTTCGCATACCATCAATAGAGCCACGAACACACACGGGATCAAAAACAGCATCATCTGAAATGTCTTGCTGCTGATAGACCAAGGCCCAAGTTGAAGCATCCATAGATTGTCGCTCGTTATAGAGGTTACGACCTGACCATCTTGGATATAAGCCTTCTTCATTTTTGTCTGCTTCTTCCTGTCCATCAAATGGAGCATCGGAGGCAGGCCACAAAGTTTCCCACTTATCGGGATTTTCATCTGTAGTTAAAAGTGCTGGCATCGCTAGGTAGGTCCAAGGGACCAGGCCACCTGGATATCTATCTGGATTACGGAGTTCTCTATATAGGTCTACAGAGGCTACACGAGTTCCGATAATGATTAGCTTGCCAGTAGGGTTAAGACGGGACCGGACATCCTGTGTTAACCATTTGATCTGCCGTTCAAAGTCATTGGCATTAGATAAAGTAACAGCATCGTCTACTATGATCATATCGGCACGTTTACCGTAGATCTGACCGCCAATACCTACAGCTTCTATATTGGGATCCTTCTCACTGGATTCTCGCAACTCTTCCCCGAAGGTAACACGGGTTGCTTGCCAGGAGGCTGTCTTAGATTTGAACCCTACGCCAGCAGCGTATGCTGCTTGAAGGTCCTCGTACATTGGGTGAGTCAGGCGTTGCTTGATGGCGTAGAGAAAGTCACCGG